GCTTGCCCTCCCGTGCTGCATCAGTGCCGAACGTCTGGTAATGGAACCCAAACCCTTCTGGCGTTGAGTAGCAGTGGAGCTGGTTGAAGTTTCCGACCCTGATACGGCCCAGAATCTTGTCATAGGCGCGCTGAGCGATCGAGGCTTTCGCAGTATCAACCTCATCGATGATTGCGAAGGCCCAATCGTCGCCCACGATGCGTTGATAATTTTCAAACGACAGGCCAAGGATTGTTGAATCACCGCCAGGGAAGTGCAGCGTATGGCTTACATACGGCGCCACTCGTGGGGTGTATGGAATGCCGAAACTGTCTAAAAAGTCCTCGAATTTCGGCGCCCAGATGCGGCGGACCATATCACTGGTGGGTTCCATAACGCAGCCCACAAAGCCCTGATTCAATGCGGCCATCTTGACGGCAACGGCATGAGCGCAATAGGTCTTGCCGCTGCCATAGCCGGCGCTGATGCCAATCTCAGGGATGCTGGCCGGCGCTCCACCTTGCGATGCGGCGATAGCGCTTAACCGCTCTACCTCAAACGCGCTGAGCTGGCCAGGGTTGAGCGTTGCGGCGATGCGTTCTAGGAGGTCATCAACATCAGCCAAGGTTGAACGGCTGCCAACGGCTTCAGCTTGCAGTTCTGCCAGCCTGGCCAGGATTGGGTTATTCCTCTTCACTGGGCACTAACTCTTGACCAGTTTTGGCCTGAATGCGAAGCAAGACGGTGCGCTCTTGTTCTGGCGTGAGGTTTGCCTCAGCGATGGCTGATACAGCAGCTTCGATGCCTTCATTTCTTGCGCGTGTGACGGCTGCGTTGTCGCTGTAGTGCTTACGGTATGACGGGCTATGGGTAAGCATCCATTGCGCTGATTTGCTGTCTCCTTCTTGAGCACAATTTGTGATGATATTTATGAATTTATGAGCACCAGCTGCACGACCTTCATTAAGCGCATCTAAAAGAGCTATTTCTTCTTCAGTAGGACTAGGGCCTTTTGCATTGCCAATCCACTGCTTTAACGCTGCATAGCTAACACCAACCGCTGCGGCGATATGTTCTAATGCTGCGCCATATTCTGCAAGATGACGAACAGCTTCGATCACTTTTGAGTTTAGTTTGTAATGTCGCCTTCTTAAGTTTGCCATTTTAAATAACTATTGCGAAATATTATAGCGCAGGCTCAATGGTAGCCCAGGTTTTGCCTGAGCGAATTTGGCGGATTGCATCGACTGAAACGTCGTATTGAAGCGCGAGTTCATATGGAGTGAAGACATTATTTCGCAAAAACTTTTTGATGTCAGCGACTTCAAAGGGTTGAAGCTTTGCGCTTTTTGGCGCACCGTAGAGGCGCTTTCTGTTGATGGGAATTTCAGGTGTGATCACTTGCTCAGTCCTGAACGGATGATTGCAGGCCGGGCATCGACGGTAACGGATGCGGATGTCAGCTTTGCGCCTGGTGCATGTGGTGTGAATGACGGGCTCACCGCAGATTGGGCAGTCGATTGGCATTTGTGTTTTAGGGGTGTGAATGGCCGGGGGATGGATCAGCCCCAGCAGCTGCCCTGTATTTCCGCGTCACGCGGTTTTTTATTTGCAGGCTCCCCGGCCTGTTGTGGTTATTCCTGTGTGGTGGTGACGGGGGCTTCCTTAAAGACGGCCTGGCTGATGAATGCTCTTACGGTTTGGTCGTCCATTTTGTGGCCAACGCGAACGCCGGAGCTTGTGATCAGCTCATATTTGCCAGGGAAGAACTGATTGATGCGTGCGCCTGCGCTGCAAGCGTCTAGGTGCTGATTTGCGGAGCAGACCAGATCCCAAGTCGTGGCGGTTTTGGTTGCGGTCATGAATCTCAAGCGAAGGGGGCAGGTAAAGGGGCCGAAGCCCCAGGGATCACGCAAACTCTCTGCGGTTCAACTCACAAGCGATCAGGTTCATGATTTCAATCGCACGATCAACGCGAGCTTGATTGGAAGAAGTAGCGCGGATGCGGTCAAACTCCTCATACTGATCGAGCAAAGCCTCACCGCTCATGCGTCGAATGTTGGCCGCTGTAAAGACGAAGTTCATTTTTTTTAAGCGAAGGGTGCCATCTCTGGCGTGATCACAGTGTAGACCATCCAAGGCATTTTGTCACCAGTCAACTTGTGGTTCAGCAAAACTGAACGGTGACTCGCACGGACGGACATCAATCTCTAGGCGCTGATTCGACAACGTGATCATGGGGTTACCCAGCCGTTCGAGCGTGATGCTGTCGGGGTTGGAGCCATCCCGAACGACATAGCCGCCAGTCCAAAAGCCGTCGCGGTTTACCTCGACAGGGCTCCCAGGAGCAATTGGATCTTTAAGGAGAGGGTCTCCTTCTTCTTCTCCCCCCTGAAGGTGTGTTTTTATGGATCTTTTGGATCTTATGGCATTAGATCCAAAAGATCCCTTAGATCCAGCCTGGGGCTCTCTCGGGAGCTCAGCTGAATCATCCTCTGCAGCTAAGGCAAACTCGCTCACTTTCCAATAGCGTTTCGGGCGCCTGCCGGTCGGCTCAGAACGGCTGACAAAGGCCAATCCCATCCCCACAAGATTGCCAAGCTCGCGGCCAATGTGCCCTGTGGACTTAGCAGGAGTCATGTTGTGAGCGATCTCATCAGCAGGGACATCAGCGCCGAGCTCAGAACGCATTTTGAGGTAGTCAAAAACGTCACCACGAACGCCACCGAGAGACGCAATTTTTTTGCGAACCAGCTCCACTTGCTGAGAATGCTCAAGGCTGCCCTTTAACGTCCAATTCCCCTCTGAGAGGTATTCAGCCTCAACGCCTCCTAGCTCGCTATAACCGCGGCCAGAACCGACAAAGCCAACGCGCTTGTCGATACGGGCCAAGCCTTCGCTTTCATCTCTGACCCAACGCATCAGCACACCCCAAGAGGGAATGGATGTGATGCTGCTGCTGCCTCGGCATTCAGCTACCCAATCCCAAGTCGTTGGATATTTCTTGGTGTGATGGAGCACAAGAATGGTGGCTCCTGTTTGGCTGAGATCTGCCATCGCTGTTCTGATCGGTTCAGCGAAGCGTGCGAGGTTCTCCTCTATGCCACAGGGCTCCATCATTGAGCTGAGGCTGTCGATGATGACCAGCGGGAACTGGTAACGCTCGACTTCCTCCCGCATATGGCGTATGCCGTCCTTAGTGAAGTTAAATTCCTCTTTGGTGTCAACGCTGCAAAACAGATCTATGGCGTTGGAGTCCAACTGCTTGGCATCGTTGATCAGCCCCTCGCGGCGCAAGTAATACTGCCAATTGCCTTCAGATTGGTCTGTGCCGAAAATCAGCACCGGCATCCGCGTTTCGGGAAGTTTTAGATCACGGCCAAGAAACTGCTCACGTCGATCACGGATAGCAGCAACCAAACCACAGGCAAAAGATGATTTGCCAATCTTGGGCTGGCCAATGAGGAAGTTGGCTTGGGCTAAGTGAATCAGACCATCAAGCATGAACGAGGGTTCCTCTTCTAGGAGGGTCTCGCCGCCTTTGTAGACGCGCCCTTTGCGTTGACTGCGTTCTGCTCGTTCAAGATATGCCTTCAGCTCAGCATCTTTGACGTCCTCGTGAATGCCGAGGTCGTATGCCTGGTTTCTCATCAGTGGGAGCCAATCCCGCTCTCTCTCTGTCTTGATCAGGCGCTCCGCATGAACTGCTAGGTCGTACAGGGCTTGTTGAAGCTTTGGTTTGATTTCGTCTGGCTTTTTGCTCATGTTCGTTGTCAAATTCGTCTAGGGCTTTGTCTGAGGCTTGTTTCCAGATCGCGAAATAATCGATCGATTCGTCGTAATCCGCCAATGGGGCTAAGGCTTGCCAGCGCAACAGTTCATAGGCGCGTTGGTTAGGAGTCACGGCGCCGTTTAATTGCTGCGAGACCTTCCAGCGCGAGATAATTGACCCAAGCGGTGCGAGACATGCCGGCAGGCAGGGATTCGTCAACAGATCTCAGCACCTCTCCATCGATAATGACTCTCGCTGATCCGCTTTGACTTGGCATGGTTGTGGCTTGCTTTGCCCCTGCATTGTGCCATGATTGCGCCAACGCGCAAACATCATGCTTGAGTCTGACCCGCTCATCACGTTCCACGACTCCATCCACCGTTATCAACACGGCGATCAATGGATGATCAATTCAGTGACCCGCGTAATCGACGATCTCACGCCTGAAGCCCGAGAGCGCATCGCGGCAACAAAAGCTGGCCCTGATGGCTGGGAGATTCGAGGTAACACCGTTCATGCTGCCCTTGAGCGCCACCTGCTCAAGCTGGCCGGGCGAGACGTTGCACCGTTTGAATTTGATGAACGCTGGCGCCCTTGGATCGATCCAATGGTTGATCATTGGATTTGGGACGGTTGCACAGTCGAGGCTGTAGAGCTTCGGCTGTGTGACCCAACGAAAAGCCTTGGCGGCTCGTTGGATTTCATCATCAGAGATGAGAATGGCCGCAGGATTTTGGCTGATGCAAAAAGCGTCAGCAGCGCCAAAG